CAAGGAAATTGTTGCTGCTAACGTTTACAACCGTGCATTCAACACCTCCTACCTTGGTGGTGATGGTGCTACGCTAATTGCTTCAGCGGGTGGTGGTGGTAGTTCAAGCCACGCCAACTTTGCTGGAGGCACTTGGACTAACGGTGTTGCCGTTGCAAGCGATCTTTCAGAGGCTGCTCTTGAGCAGGCTATGATCGACATCGCCGGTTTCACCAATGATCGCGGCCTGCTAATTAGCGTCCGTCCTAAGACCCTCATTATTGCTCGTCAGAATATCTTTGAAGCCAAGCGCCTCACTGCTCCTGATGGTCGTCCTGGTGTTGACACCAATGACGTGAATGCTCTGAAGGCTTTGGGCATGGTTCCTGAAGTGGTTGTAAACCATTACCTAACCGATCCTGATGCTTGGTTCATTCGTACTGATGTGCCCCACGGCATGAAGTATTTTGAACGTCGTGCAGATCAGTTTGAAATGGATAATGACTTTGACACCGAGAACGCTAAGTTCAAGGCCACTGCTCGTTATTCATTTGGCTGGACTGACCCAAGAGGCCTGTACGGAAGTCCAGGCGCTTGATGAAAGGGCTTCGGCCCTTTCTCTAAATAAGGAAACTGTATGACCGTATCCGCTGCTCAACTCGGGCTAAGTTATCCCAAACCTCGTGAACTGACTACCAAGTTCTTCAAGGTTTCACGAACTGATACCACTGCTGCAATTAAAACCGTACTTCCTAAGTGGGCAATGATTGTAGGTGCGTATGTTATTGGTGGCGTCGCTTCAGACGCCGCTACCACAGCAACCATTTCATTTGGCAGCACTTCAACTGCTACTGAATATGTAAGTGGTTATGACGTTAAAACTGCTGCAACTGGTGTGGGGTACAACCCTGTAGCTGGTAAGGCTGTTGGTACTGCTTGGGGCGTTGCCCTTGCTACTGATCTTCCAGTGTATGCTAAATATGCTGAAACAGGTACTGCCTCCACGACTGGTGGCCCTTGGATTGTGAAGCTTGAATACTTCGTTCCTGGCCCTGGCGAAGCTGTAGACGACTAAACAAAGGCCGCTTTATGCGGCCTTTTCTTCTGGTTTGGAAAGGATAGGTAATGTCTAATAATGTATTTGTTAAGAGTGGTCGGGTATCTGACCTACTAACTACTGCCACCACTGCTACTGGTGACTGGAAATTTAAGGATGCACCAAAGAGTGCTTTACAGGTTGTGGCTACCGCTGCCGCTACAGTTGTGTTTGATGTTTCTAATGATGGTACTAATGCTTGTGCAACAACTTTGGGGACAGTAACATTAGCTGCTGCTGGTAGTGATGGGTTTACTACTGATGCTCCTTGGAAGTATATTCGTGCTCGTGTCACCGCTAATAGCGGAACTGTCTCTGTTACAATGAGTGTATAATGACTGTAGAAACTAATTCAAATATCACGGGTGTAGGTTCATCGGCTTCTGGTGGTGCCCTTGGCCCCTATGTCGATCTTGCGGCGCTCAATGCGGCACAGCCTGCGGCGAGCAATGCGGGCAAGACGGCGATGGTTGGGGCGGCTGCGCCGTATGCGACATATGCATGCGACGGCAAAAACTGGCTACAGATCAGTTCAGCAGCAAACAGGATCGCCCTGCTAAAGCAGGCCATCGACGTTCCAGGTTCTAGGCGGCATGTTGACCAACCGTGGAACCCCCCGCCTGCGCATCAGGTAAGCACGCTTTACGCTGCTGGAGCATGTGTTGTAAACGCCGGGAATATCTACTACAACGCCAGTGCGGCTGCACAGACAAGTGGTGCGGCGTCGCCTCCTACTGGCACATCGTTCAACACCGTGGTCGATGGCGGCATATCCTGGCAGTATGTTGGCCCTACGTTCACCGCTGACGCAGCGGCCCCGACACTGGTCAACAATGGCACGACAGCGCCGACAAGCAAGAAGCTGTTTCGGAACTCTGGCAGCACTCTGGCGGGCTCAACGAACATCATTACAAACAATGGATGGTTTGCGCTCGGCGGGGGCGCCGACAACGGCGGCGGCAATGGCCTGGGCTCGTCCACCAGTTCCACCGATGGCTGGGTTTCTTTTGACACGGACGCCCCCGTGATATGGGTGGCAAAGTACGGTGCAGGAGTGGTTGCGTCGTCAATGGTATCTGTCGACGGGCGCTATATTCAGCCCGGCACGTTCATTGAAAACGTGAGTTTTGCCGCGACGCAGTACATTCAAATAACATTCCCGGCAGGGTACAAGCGCAGGAATGTGACGTTTTACTATCAGATGCCGGGCATCTACGTTGGCATTCGAGGCGTGTACGTCGACACCCCTTATTCAGTATGGGCGCCGAGCACTCTTGAGTTCACAGGGCCTCGCGTCGCAGCAATTGGTGACAGTACCTATCAGCAGCCCGCGTTTTCTGGCATGAATGCAGACGTTCAGCAGATTCGTAAGGCTCTTGGAATACTCGGCATCAATAATGTGCTTATAAATGCGGCCGGCGGGAGTGGTATTAGTGCGGGCGCAAAATACTCTACCCGCGTGTCTGCAGTGGTTGCATTTGATCCCGATTGGATTCATGTCCACACCTCTGTCAACGACGGCGGATTTAGCCTTGCAACTCTCACGGCTGACCTCACTGCATTTGTTTCGGGTGTCCGTTCTAGTGCTTCAGGAATGAAACCGCTTATTACTGTATCGGGCGACGTATCACGAGTGACATCCGGCAGTGAGACAACGCTCGAAGCAAATGTTAGGCAGGCGTGCGCGACCATCAATGACCCAAAACTGATATTTATCCCATGTTCAGGCGACACGGCTGGGCCGTGGGTTACGGGCACCGGTCGAGTTAGTGCACAAGACGGCGGCGGGAATGCAGATCGCATCTTCTCGTCGGATGGTGTTCATCCTCTGCAATCTGGTATTGATTACTACGCTTTGCGTACAGCCACTGTTTTTCGGTCGATTATCAATGCGCTGTGAGCACAGTAAGCCACCCAGCCAGAGCCAATAACCAGCCGGAGAATCTAAATGGGAACAACAGAAATTATTGGGTGGATAGTTTCTGCCCTATTAGGAATTGTAATGATGCTTGTAAAAATGCAAAATGATTCTATCCAACGACGAATTGAAATTCTTGAAGATCAGATTGTCGAAGTGAAGGAAGAGTATTTTCGTAAAGAAGACTTCCGGGAATTTAAGCAGGAACTATGGGCACGCTTGGATAAAATGGAAACCTCTTTCGAAAGTCGTTTAGACAAAGCAATAAAGAGTTACTCCATTAAAGACTTTCCTGACCTCCCGAGTAAATAATGCCAGGAACCTATTTTAAATCCGGTAGTTACAATGGAATATGCGACGTATGTGGATTTAAATTTAAATTCACAGAGTTGCAGAAGCGGTGGGACGGCCTTATCTGCTGCCATAAAGACTTCGAGCAAGATCACCCACAGAAGTACATTCGTGTGCGTGAAAGTGGGTTGTCTGTTCCTGTAATTCGGAATAGGCCAGAGGATGTGTTTGTAGATGTTTGCACACTATGGGGAGCTTCTGGATATGCAGACCTAGCAGAGGCAGACTGTGCACGGGCAGATGCATCGTCTGTTCCATATGCAATTTTACGTGCTTTGAAAGATGCTTCAGACGTTCCTGATGGAACATTCACTTAAGGAAATAAATGTCTACTTCTGGAAACACTTCTTATGAAGCAACAAGAGACAGCCTCATAGCTTCTGCTATGCGAAAGTGTGGTGCCTTATCTAAAGGAGAGTCTCCAGATAGTGAAGACCTCCTAAATGGAACTGAGGCTCTTAATGGCATTGTAACTCGCTTTGCTACACTAGGTATGCCCCTGTGGAAACGCACAGAGCTTCCTGTCACTCTCATCGCTGGTACTAAAGACTATACAATATCTAATGTGCTTAAAACACCACAAGTGGTGCTTAAAGACACAAGCGGGGGAGGTCAGTATGAACTTATTAATAAAAGTCGCTATGATTATAATCGACTTCCTGTTAATACTACTGGCACCCCTGTCCACTTTACTTTTATTCCTGGTTTGGAAAATGGTACACTTACAGTTTGGCCTACACCAGATTCTGGATCAGCGTCTAACAAGACACTCTTAGTAACATACCAAAAAGAATTTGATGGGTTTGTATCTGCTAGTGATACTCCTGACTTTCCTGCTTATTGGACGGATGCGATTAAGTATGAACTTGCTGTAATGCTTGCTCCTGAATTTGGTGTTCCATTGATGGATAGGCAAATTTTGATGAAAGAAGCAGCAACCTATCTAGCACAAGCACAAGGATATGGAGACGAGGAAAGCTCTTTGTTTATTGCTCCTGAAAAACGAATGAGGTAATTTTGGCTTTTACAAACACCCCACAAAATAGTACGTATAGAAAGGAAGACATCACATTTGATGCTACCCCTACACTACGTTCTGCGAGTTCTTCTGTCCGTAGGGATAGCCATATCATTAACTTCTTTTATGACAGAATTTCACAAGAGAATAAAACTCGTGAGGTGATGTTAAAGAAGAGGCCAGGTATTTCAACTACTTCTCAGAGTCTTTCTAAAGGTGACCCTCTCGCAGTTATTCGTGGATACTTCTACGAAGAGCAGGAAGACATTTATTTCTGGGCAGTAGAAAATCACGTTTACAAATACATTCCAAATCCAGCAGGAACATATAGTGCTGTAGTTGTTACAAACCTATCAAATTCTAGTGGTCCTGTGGGATTTAACACATTTCAAAAGTCAACTGGTGAGGTATACATTTTAATCTCTGATGGTGTTGCTTTGTGGCATCAACAACTAAGAGTATACCCAGATACAGCGGCTGTGGCTGTTAATACTACAACAGACCCTGACTTTCCTTCTCCACACCAACCTAATTTTGCTGTTGTTGATGGTTATGTGTTTCTTGCTAAAGGCAACTCTATCTATAATTCAGACAACGACACATTTGATACTTGGACTTCTGGTAATTTTATTGACTGTGAAATGGCTTCTGATAATATAGTTTATTTGTTTCAAAACAAAAACTATATTGTTGCAATGGGATATAGTAGTTTAGAAGTATTTTGGGATGCTGCTAATGCAACAGGTAGTCCCCTTTCACGTAATGATTCTGCTTTCAAATCTATTGGATACCTAACAGGATATGCCAAATCTGGGGATAAGCATTACTTTGTTGGGCAAGAAAAAGGAAAGCTTCCTGCTGTCTATATGATGGACGGTTTTAAGGTTGATCGTGTATCTGATGAGGTTGTAGATAGAACGTTACAAAGTATATTTACCACTACGTTTTCTAAGTCTCAGGTTACAGGTGCACTAGCGCATTCACTTTCTGTTGATGGTCACAATTTTTATGTCTTGTGCTCAAATGGAATTACATGGGTGTATGATATGGACGAACGCTTCTGGTATGAGTGGCGCACCTCTTCAAATGCTCAGTTACTAATTGAAGCTGTATGGTCTAAATATGATGGTGGGCAATATATTGCTATAAATGGTGCAAATGTAATTGACTATATGTCACCACTAGTATATCAGGATAAAGGAAGCAATTTTACCTGTTCATATACCACAGAAGATAATTTGTTTGGCAGCAGCAATTGGAAAGTATGTAACAGAACCATTCTAGTTGCAGATCGCCATTTGGCTACAGGAACCTCCAATCTCACTCTACAATGGAGTGATAATGACTGGACAGACAATCCTACAAGTTCACAGACACTAAATGTGTTTGCCAATCGGCCAACAGCTCGACGCTGTGGTCGCTTTATAAATAGAAGTTATAGACTTCTCTACTCAGATAACTATCCTCTACGGATGAAAAGTCTGGAGCTTATGCTTAATATTGGAGCTTATTAAAATGACGAGTAAAACTTGGGCAGCAGGAACCGTCATTGACCATTCCTGGCTGCAAGATGTAAATGACATTGCTTATGGTCTTCCAAGTAATGTTGTTGGTAAAGGAGCATCACTAGTTGCTCTGCAGGATGTGGCAGGAAACTTTCCCACAGATAATGTAGAAGCTGCTCTTGCCACAATTGTTGCCCGCTCGTACGGCGTCAATGTGCTGAAATATGGTGCCGATCCGACAGGCGTGGCGGATAGCACGTCCGCGTTTCTATCGGCCCAAACGGCGGGGGATTTGATATATATCCCGCCAGGCACTTATTTGCTTGATAAATTTCAACAGCAGCACAAAAAGAGGTTTCTCGGTTCTGGACTAACAAACACTATCATCAAGCAGGCCAACACGGCTCGGCCTGCATGGTACGTCGTCTCTAAAACTGGCGTATATACGACGCAGATTATTGGCGCCGAACTGTCCGGGGTATGGTTCCTCGGAGCAACAGGAGCAACCGTAGCAAGTTGCGTGGTTGAAGCCATCGCCCCGTTTGTCGTCGCAAATTCTAAATTCGATATCGGCGGGTCAAATGGGTTCAGCACCCTGCAGATTATTACGGGGTCTGCCTCCGAGTTTTACAACAACGTAGTTCGTGTGGTGCAGCAACCCGGGGTCGTCACGAGCGACACAGTTGGTTCAACTAGCACAGGTGTCGTTTGCGGCACAGGGGCTTACAACCACTGGTGGTTGCGAATCGTTCAAGCGCAGAACGGCAAAGCGTTCACGTCGAACGGCTTCAACGAAGTCTTTCATGACCCGATCACTGACAGTCAGCAGTCGTACTCCGGGCAGTCGTGCGTCATCAACAATGCCGTGGTGGAGGCATGGACTGGCACCGCACAAACGGGCGCGATTGAGAATCTCGGGTTCTCGAACAAGTTCATAAACGTCACAGTTAAGACCGTCCCGAATACCAGCATCGGCGGGTATGGCATGACGCTGAATAACGGCTCGGCGGCAAGTGTCACCATTCTCGGGTATCGGATACTCGGAACGTATCCAGGCACCGCGCCACTGCGACCGCTGTTTGTCGGCCCGTTGAGTTCTGGTTTTATTGCAGACGCGGAAACTTCTCCATGTCCGAATAAACTTGAAGCGTATTGCACTTACGACCAGCTAAAGAACTTCACTTTTTCAGGGTCAAGCGAGTCGATGACCGGCAAGGCGCGCAAGCTCCCGGCCGACCCGACGTTTGTCACAACGGCAACGTATACGCTTGACTCAAGCTTTGCGACCACGGGTCAGATTGAGGAAACGATCTACCTGAACACGTCGGCTAACTGCACGATCACGCTGCCGTCTGCGGCGTCTTACCCTGGCCGTCGAATTTATTTCTGTTCTCGCGTTGCTTTCTCCCTGTCGTCAGCGTCTGCAAATGTGTTGCCCCTTACAGGGGGAGGAACAACCTCAATCCTGGCGGCAACGGCGGGCAAATGGGCAATCCTACAGGCGGGCTCTGGCGGGAATTGGAACATCATTGCAAACAACTAGCATGAGCACAATCCATAATAATGGCTGATATTCTTCCTCCGGCACCTATTAATGAACTCCCAACTTCATATGGCTGGGTTGATTGGTATTTTAAACTTAGGACATTAGTTAACGCAGTTAACAATCTTTCTTGGGCATCAGTAAATAAATCAGGCAGTAACCTAACTGATATACAAACTCGCAATCATAATGATTTGCAGAATACTCAGGGTGGTACTTTAACAGAGCGTTATCACCTTACAGCAGCTCAACAAACTGAGGCTACTAATGCTCGTAGTAGCCGTGGGGTTGCTACAACAGACGACCTTATAGTTGATCTTGCAACTAAGGGACTTGTCCTAAAGGACACACAAGGTACTCCTCATTATTGGAGAGTTACTATATCTACGCTAGGTGTCTTAACGACAACTGATTTAGGGACAACTAAACCATAAGGAGATATTATGGGTGAAGGTGGTGATAGTGTCGGTGGAGACACAGGTGAAGGCCAAGGCACTGGTGCCGGTCCTGGGGACGCTACTGGCGGATATGGTGGTGGAAGTATCGGAGATTCTGCTATACAAAATGCTGATGGATCACTAGGTCTTGAAGGGGTAGCAATTACTGGTAGTCCTTCAGCTATAGGATTGAGTGGTGATCCATTAGGCTTTAATCTCAGTATGCTAGATAACGTGGGGTTGGAACAAAACACTCCTTATGACCATCCACAGATACCTGTTGAATACGACTGGCTTGACAAGGTTAAAGGTTTTCTTGCTCAGCATCAGGAGGGGTTAACTGCCTTCGGCAAAGCAGCTTTAGGTTTAGCAGCGAAAGGAAATCCTGCTGCTCAACTAGGTATGGCTGCTTATGGGCTTATGAGCAATCCAGTTGGGCAAGTCGGAGGTCGTGTAGGAGCATCACTAGGTGATGCCCTTGGTTTCGGTCCTGTTGGTACAGGGCTTTCAGCTATGGCTGGGGGTTATGGCATGTCTGCCTTAGCTTCAAACAATCCAGGCATAGCAACAGACACTGCAAGTTCTAAGGCAGGAGGAGATATGAATTATTATGACTTAGGTGCAGGTCTTGGAAATCTATATTTACAAGGGCGTAATGCACGACAAACTTCAGGGCTAGCAGACAGTTTGGCTAGCCTTTATACACAAGATAGCCCTTATGCCCAGATGCTTCGGCAACAGCTTAATAGACAAGACGCTGCTAGCGGACGCAGAAGTCAATATGGCAATCGTGAGGTAGAACTACAAGCACGCCTTGCTGCATTGAATTCTCAAAATGCTCCACAACTGCACCAGTTACAGCAAAGTGCTAATTTACAGCGTATGCAGCAATTAAATCAACTTTGGGCTTTAAACAGGCAAGGTGGTGGAAAGCTTGTTGGTGACTTGTATGATTCTGCTAAGAGTGGTTTAGGAAGCCTTTATAACGGCGCACAAAATATGTATAACAACTATATGCAACCAGCTCCTGAGTACACTCCTTCAATGGATTGGTATGCTGGTGGGGGTGCTTAATGCCTACACCACAATATCCAAACCTAGCAAATAGCTTTGGTCAAGGCTCCTTTATTGGGGCTACTCAAGACCTCTCTCAGATGTTTGCTGCTCAGCAAAATGAGCA